TTATTTTTACTATCCACAATCAATTGTAACTGCAGGCACATCATGGCTTGGGGATAACTTTGATTCTGTATTGTTATATGGTGCTTTAATAGAAGCTCATATATTTATGAAAGGTGAAGCTGACGTTTATCAAAACTACACAGCAAGATATAATGAAGCCATGACTTTGTTGAAACAATTAAGCGAAGGTAAAAACCGTCAAGATATGTATAGAACACAACAAGCGAGGTATGAGGTCAAATGATAGGGAATAGCACATCAGCATTACTAGGGGGAAACGTAAAAGTTTACACAACTTCTAATAGAGGCTTTACCCCAGAAGAAATATCTGAAAGGGCTGTAGATAAAATTATATCTGTTGGTAGTCAAACACATCCTGTTATTAGAGAACAAGCAGAAGCGTTTAAAGAAAACATTAGAAAAGTTATAGTTCACTACATGAAAGAAGCTATAAGCAGTAACAACACGACATTGGCACATAAGTTTAGGCAAGCAGGACATCCTGAACTAATAAAAATTTTAGACGAATAGGGAGTTAGGTATGGCAATTACACAAGCGATGTGTACTTCATTTAAACAAGAAGTAATGTTAAGTATGCACAATTTTCATCCAACAGGTTCGAGTGCGGCTAGTACGTTTAAACTTGCTTTGTATTCATCTGGAGCAACATTAAATGCTTCTACAACTGGGTTTGTTACAGCGGGCGAATGTGTAGGAACTAATTATGTGACCGCAGGTTCTGCACTAACAGTGGTTGGGGTAACTTCAGGCTCTACATCAGGTTTTGTAGATTTTGCTGACTTAACTTTTTTAAATGTTACTTTAGCGGCAGATGGAGCGTTGATTTACAATAGCACTCCGTTTACATCTGATAATGCCGGAATTACTTTAAGCAATGCGGCAGTGGCGGTGTTAGACTTTGGAGGATCAAAAGCAGCAACAGCGGGTGATTTTACAATTGTTTTCCCTGCGGCAACCAGTGCAGCAGCAATTATTAGAATAGCGTAAAATGCCCACAAGTGTTATCTACGAGGGCTGGAGTACAGGACCGTGGGCAAGAAATGGTTGGGGTGCGCCTCAGCTTGATTTAACTGTAGATGGAGTCAGTGCTGCTGGCTCTATTGGTACTGCGACTGTTAATGTAAGGTATGTGGTTGATGTAACTGGAGTTTCAGCAGCAGGATTTTTAGGGGTGCCTTTAGTCAGCGGAGGTGCTAGTGCGTTAATAACAGGTTTATCTGGAACGGTTGGATTAGGAGACGGATATTTTGTTTCTTTAAGTGCAAAAATAGAGCTTACATCAGGAGTTTCAGGTATTGGAACAGCAGGTAAAACATTAATTTGGGGAGAGGTAGATACAGACCAAACCCCCAATTGGGATATAATAGAAGCAGCATAGGAGAACATTATGGCTTCGTCAGCGTCACCAGATTTAAAAATTCAGCTTATGGCAACAGGGGAAAACTCTGGAGCTTGGGGTACTGTAACTAACAATAATCTTTCTGCTATTGAAGAAGCTATCGCAAGAACAACTGATGTTACTTTTGCTAATGATGCTCCAACTGCATCTGTAACATTAACCGATTCAAATGCTTTGCAGGCTGGAAGAAACTTTCGTTTAAACTTAGTTGGAACAGGCACAGCAGGTCATGTTTTACTTTTACCTACTGTTGAAAAAAGCTATCTTATAAACAATACCCTAACTGTAGATGTTTCAGTTAGAAACGGCACAGCGGCAGGAACAAATTTATTTAATACTCAAACAGTACCTGCTGGAGGTGCGGCAATAGTATACACTGATGGTTCGGCTGTAACTTCTGCTGTTAGTAGTGCAAGTGCTATGGAGGTGCTAAACGTTCTATCAGTTGGCGGTGCTGCTTCTGTAGGTGGAACATTTACACTTGCCACAGCAAATAGCACGGGTAATTTAGGTGTAGTGGGTAATACTTCTGTTGGAGGTACTTTTTTAGCAACAGGAGGTGTATCTGATGTAGATGGAGATTTGAGAGACATTCCTAGATCGAGGACAATTGCTATCACTACTGTATCTGCAGCTCAAACAGATGCGGGAAACTTTATATTTTTAACCTCTTCTGACCAGACCGTAGTGATTCCTACAGCGGCTGGAACTTTTGACACAGGCGATATATTTTCAGTGGTTTGTGCAGGTGCATCAGCAACAATCTCATCAAATATTACTTCAATGTTTAAAGTTGGCGAGGCATCAGCAACGGCTACTATTACTTTAGGTGCAAATAAAATAGCATCAGTTCTGTTTGTTTCAGCTCAACATGCGTATGTTACAGGAACATAATAATGACAGGTATTCATCAACTTCTTTTTACTAACTTTGCTATTACCACTGGTGGTGGCATTGGCACTCAAATTTTGCAGTTTACTGGAACAGGTTCTTGGACTTGTCCTACAGGTGTAACTGAAATAGATTATTTAGTTGTTGGTGGAGGAGGTGGAGGAGGTACAAGTGGTGGCGGTGGTGGTGCAGGTGGTTTTAGAACAGGTACTGGACTTACTGTAACTGCTGGACAAACTTATACAATAACTATAGGATCAGGAGGAGCAGCTTCAGGAGGTAGTGGTAATGGTAATATTGGAGCATCTTCTGAAATAAGTAAAACTGGTTTTATAGATATTAGTGCTGCTGGAGGTGGTTTTGGGGCTGGAGGTTTAGGTGTTTCTGGAGGATCAGGAGGTTCTGGAGGTGGAGCATCAAAAGATAATTCAGGTTCTGGAGGTTCTGGAAATACACCATCCACTTCACCTTCACAGGGAAATGATGGAGGTGGTACTGGGGCAGGAGGTGCTCAAGGTGGCGGTGGTGGTGGAGGTGCTGGTGCTGCTGGTCAGGATGGAGGATCAAACTCTCCGGGAGAAAGAGCAGGAAATGGGGGTAATGGGTCTGCCTCTGATATAACAGGTTCAAGTGTTACTAGGGCTGGTGGTGGTGGTGGAAGTGTAAATCATTCAACAGCTAGTTCAACTGTAGGTTCTGGTGGCTCTGGAGGTGGTGGAGCAGGGGCTGCTAGTGGAGCAGTAGGCACATCTGGAACAGTAAATACAGGAGGAGGAGGAGGTGCTGGATTTTACTCTAATGGTAATTCAGGTGCTGGTGGGTCAGGAATAGTAATTATTAAGTATACAGGACCATCAGATGAAGTTATTTCTTTCACAGGCTCTGGACAATGGACTTGTCCTACAGGAGTTCCTTCAATTAGATATCTAGTTGTTGCTGGTGGAGGTTCTGGTGGTGATGGACGAGGAGGCGGTGGTGGTGCAGGTGGTTTTAGAACAGGCACTGGATATGCTGTAACTGCTGGAGAAACATACACTATTACAGTAGGTGCAGGTGGTACTGTTGAAGATGTAGGTCCAGAAGGAGCACAAGGAGGTGATGGAGGCGATTCTGAAATATCTAAAACAGGTTTTGTAAATATAACCTCTACTGGAGGTGGCGGAGGCGGTGCTTACAATCAACGAGTTGGTCGTGATGGTGGATCAGGCGGAGGTGGTAGCAATTCTTCTGGAGGTTCTGGAAATACACCATCTACTTCACCTTCACAGGGTAATGATGGAGGTGATTCTGCCGTTTCTGGTAATACTCAAGGTGCAGGTGGTGGTGGTGCTGGAGCAGCAGGTGCAGATGCAGCGAGCAATAGTGGAGGTGTTGGAGGTGACGGCACAGCTTCAGACATTACAGGTTCAAGTGTTACTAGAGCAGGTGGTGGAGGCGGTTCTGGTGATGGTTCTACTGGAGCAGGAGGTTCTGGTGGCGGAGGTGCTGGAGGGTCTAATGATGGAGTAGCAGGAACTGTTAGTACAGGTTCTGGTGGCGGTGGCTCTAAACACCCTGGTGCTGCAGGTGCTGGTGGATCAGGTATTGTAGTTATTGCATTGGAGTCATAATGACAAAAGAAAAAATATATAGATTAACAGGAATAGATAGTGCAATTGAAATGTTAAGACCGGGTGCTAAATGGGAAGTAACAAATAGCTGTTTCTCAAGATGGGATGACGATAGACCACAACCTAGTATGGAAGAAGTGCAAAAAGTACAAAAATTAGCTAAAGAATTTGAAGATAAATTAGATACTGTTTGGACAGAAGAACAAAGAAATAGTTTAGGTTTGCAACAAACCGCTATCAAAAAAACAATGCCTAAATGACAATTTATAATTTGTTCCCAACTCCAGTACAGTTTTTTAAATTGGGTAGAGAATTAAGAAAACTTGAAAATAATTTTTTACTAGACCAAGAGCAAAGAAAAAACTCTGGTAATACAAGTAGTGTTAACAATTATGTTTTGCAAGGAAAAGAATTATTTAATTTAAAGTGTTTTATAGAGTTAAGTTTAAACAAATATTTTAAAGAGGTATATGCGCCTGCTGAAGACGTTGAACTTTATATAACCCAAAGTTGGCTTAATTATTGTAAAAAGGGTCAGTTTCATCATCAACACAAACACCCTAATAGTTTTGTTTCGGGAATATTTTATGTACAAGCAGATGCAAACAAAGACAAAATTTATTTTTATAAAGATGAGTATAAACAGCTATCAGTAACAACAAATAAATACAATTTGTATAATTCAGATAGTTGGTGGTTGGAGGTCAAAACGGGTGATTTAATTTTATTTCCTTCTTCATTAACTCACAAAGTTGAGACTGTAGAAACAGATTTAAGAGTTAGTTTGTCGTTTAATACTTTTTTAAAAGGAAATCTTGGCAACAATCAAGAATTAACAGAATTAGTTTTGGAGAAATAAAATGGCACATTTTGCAGAGTTAGATTCAAATAATATAGTTTTAAGAGTTATTGTTGTTAGCAATAGAGATACAGCAAAACCTGATGGTACAGAAGTAGAAAGCATTGGAGTTGCTCATTGTCAAAAACTTTATGGTGGTAATTGGAAACAAACTTCTTATAACGCTACTTTTAGAAAAAATTACGCTGGTGTAGGTTTTAAATATTATGCAGATAGTAATTTGTTTGCTGCTCCACAACCTTATGCAAGTTGGACGTTAAACACTACATCAGGTGGATGGGATGCTCCTATAACCAAGCCTACTTTAACTGACGCAGAAAAAGCAGCAGGCAAGTTTTATTTGTGGGATGAATCAGCCTATCAATCTGACAATTCTACTGGATGGGTATTAACTACCCCTTGATAACACATGGACCCACTTACTATACTAGCAGCGGCAAATACTGCTTTTACAGTAGTAAAGAAAGTTGCTAAAGCAGCGGATGAGGCTGATGCAGTATATCAATCTTTATCTAAGTGGGCAGGACATATTAGTGATTTGCAAGAATGGATGTCACAGGAGGAAGCCAAACCTTCTATCTTTAAAAAGATTGTATATAGTAAATCAGAGACAGCAGCAGCTTTTGACACATTAGTAGCCAAAAGAAAAATTGAAGAGCAGGAACGTGAGATAAAAAGTATGTTTTATGTTGGGGCGTTAAATCATTTAGGGATTAACGGCTACAAAGAGTTTATTAGACAAAGAAGATTAATTAAAGAAAAACGTAAACGTGAGGTGTACGATCAATTACGCAGACGTAAAGCGTTCTTTTATAATACAATGATGGGAGGAGCTATAACCATCGTAGTAACCTTACTAATAAGTATGATTTATTTTTTAATAGATATGATTAAGGAAGCGAGTGGCTAATGCTTATTGTGATGGTTACTACTTTATTACTTGTTATATCTCCAAAAAGAGATGAGTTTTATTGTAGATTGAGTTGGTTTGATAAAGGGAGATGTATTTATCAATGTCAAAATGGCTACGAAAGGTTTACTTGGGTTGTAAATGAAACAAAAGATGGTTGTAAGTTAATGAAAAGATTTTACAAAGCATAGAGGAATTGATCAATGTTAAATTTACTTGGAAGTTTATTACCGATTGGTGAAAAATTAGTTGACAAATTAATTCCCGATCCTGAAGCCAAGCAAAAGGCCCTAAAAGAATTAAAACAAATGGAGCAGTCAGGTGAACTAGCAAGGCTATCGGCTGACCATGCAAATACTGCAAGTGCAAGAGAACGTGAAATGCGGATCGCTAATTCAGAATTTGCCCCAATGGTAAATAAGGTCATCGTACCGTGCCTAGCCATTTTAATCGTTTTTCTCACATTTGGCATGATGTCTGCAATTTTGTTTATGGATATAGAGTCTGGTAAAAATTACGAGATAAGTCTCTATATATTGGGTTTGCTTTCAGGAGCATTAATGAGTTGCATAAACTACTACTTCGGCTCTAGCACTGGCTCTAAGGAGAAAAGTAAAGAGTTACAGGAAATTATGGAAAAGAAAGAACCAAAGCTATGAGTGTAGATTGGGATAATTCTAAATATTTTAAAGCTAGTGAGTTCACTTGTAGTCACACAGGCACAGAGAAGATGGATCAGGGTTTTATAAACAAATTAAATAATTTGCGAGAAATATATGGTAAACCTATGACAGTTAGTTCTGGGTACAGAGATTCAACTCACCCGGTAGAAGCAGTTAAGAAAGATCCCACTTCTGGAGCGCATGTCTCAGGTAAAGCTGCTGACATATTAATCGAACGAAAAAATGCTTATGAACTTTTATCTTTAGCTTTTGATGTTGGATTTACAGGAATAGGAGTTAATCAGAAAGGCGGGGCGAGGTTTTTGCACCTAGATACTATTGAAAGTTCTCCTGCAAGACCTCGCCCAACCATCTGGTCTTATTAATATGGCACTACAAAAATTACAATTTAAACCGGGCGTAAATAGGGACGTGACTAATTACTCTAATGAGGGTGGTTGGTTTGAGTGCGATAAGGTTAGGTTCTTAAATGGCTACCCAGA